ATGTTAAAACAATGCCCACTCACATGCCAAAAAGAAGTACTAGCTGGATACATTGTAGCTCCAGTACCACAATTGTTAGATCCTATTTCGATAATAAACTACCACAACTGTCCTTTTTCAAGTTGCACAGCACTCAAAAGACAAGGTGCTATGGTTCCATATCCAAACAAAAATTTTTTAAGAACATTCAAGAGCATTTTGGAAACAGAAGCTTATCCACTTTTTGATAAGCTAATAGAAAACTTCGAATACAGTTTCAACATTTGGTGGAACCACATAACAGTCAGTCAAAGAAATGAGGTTAATAGTGTAAATAACGAAATATTTAAAAGTTTCGATAAAGTAAAGAAAAACATCGAATCTTACAACAACTTCGTAAAATCGGAGGATCAAACTCAAGGACCTACCGATTCAAAAACTAGAAACATAAACAATATGACACCCTTGAAAAAAACTTTAGCAGGGCCAGTCATATATGCACTAGAAAAAATAGCAAAAAATATGCCTGAATTCGATGGATACATGTCAGGAAAATCATATTTGGATAAAGGCTATGATTTAGCCAACATTGCTGATAAACTAGGAGATGATGCTGTCAAATTGGATGGAGATGGAAAAGCTTTCGACAGCACACAACACATTGAAATCAAGAGATTGGTAGACGATTACATATATAAGGGAGTCATAAAGAAAATGGAAAAAATGAATCTCCCTTATCCCCTTTGGGCAATCAAAGAAGCTTTGTTAAACCATAAAGCAACAATCAGTTACGAAGTCAGAATGCCACTGATGCCCAAACCCAAAAAGCTTGTCAGTCTAACTCATGAAGGAACAGTTCATACCGGAGATATGGACACCAGTTTCGCAAACACTATGAGAATGCTTTTCTACATGAGAACAGTTGCCAAAATAGCCGGATTAGAAAGCAGAGACTACGCAATTCAAGTAGCTGGAGACGACAATAGCTTATATGTTCGCAGATATATTTATGTTAAGAAAGAAAAAGAAATAATATCTGCTTACCAACAAATTTTTACTAACAGATTTGAAGGAGTAAATGTTGGATTGGGACAAGTTATAAAATTCTTGAAAAAAGGAACAATAGAACAAGGGGATTTTTGTAGTACTAATTGTTTTAAAAC